ATGAGCGATCTCGACGCTACCGCATGGGCGGAAATCCGCCGCCTCTACGAGACGAGCGATCTGAGCGTCGGCGAGATTGCCCGCCGGCACGGCACCACCTCTCAATGCATCTATTATCGCCGTCGCATCGAGGCCTGGCCGAAGCGATCGGTGATGACGCCGAAGATGATTGCGGCGGCACAAGCCCGCTATCGGGACAGCGATGCGCGCGCCGGTGTCGTGCGCGACGAGACGTCGATCGATACCAGCGACGGAATGCCGGTGCGCTACGGCTCGGGTGCGCGCTATGGCGTGCCGGCCGGCGGCGCGGCGTTGCCGGACGACAGGGCGACGCTTGCCCGCTTCAAGCGCGTCATCGAGATCGCTCTTGCGAAAATGGAGACCAGCATGGAGACGCAGAAGCCAGAGGAAAGTACGCCCACCGAGCAGGAACGCTCGGCGCGGACCGTCGGCGCCCTCGTTCGCTCTTTCGAGAAGGTGACGGAGATCAATGCCGGCAATGACGACTCCTCTGCCACCTCCGAGATCGACCGCACCGCTACGGCCGAGCTGCGCCGCGAGCTTGCGGAACGCATTTACAGAATGTGGGGAAGGCCGAAGCGCTGAGGACATTCTCGCGCTGCTCGAGGACTGCGACGGCGCTGAGATCGCCGCCCTTGCGTCCGACTGGATGCTGTGGGCGCGCGACGACCAGCTGCCGCCCGCGGCCCGTGACGACGGCACCCCGTGGCGCACCTGGCTCGTCATGGGCGGGCGCGGCGCCGGCAAGACGCGCGCCGGAGCGGAATGGGTGCGCGCGCAGGCGCTGGGCCTCGCGCCGCTCGCAGCGGCACCGGCCAAACGCATCGCGCTCGTCGCCGAGACGCTGAACGAGGCGCGCCACGTCATGGTCGAAGGCGTCTCCGGCCTCCTCGCCGTGCACGCCGACCGCGAGCGGCCGCGCTATGAATCCTCGAAACGCGAGCTGACCTGGCCGAACGGGACGGTGGCGCAGCTGTTCAGCGCCGACGACCCGGAAACGCTGCGGGGCCCGCAGTTCGCCGCCGCCTGGGTCGACGAGCTGGCCAAGTGGCGCGAGCCGGAGCGGGCCTGGGACATGCTGCAGTTCGCGCTGCGCCTCGGCGACAACCCGCAGGCGGTCGTCACCACGACGCCGCGCGCGGTGGCGCTTTTGAAGCAGATCATCGCCGACGCGGCGACCGTCGTGACGCGGGCGGGAACGGCGGCCAACGCCATGAACCTGGCACCGTCGTTCGTCGCCGAGATGGAGCGGCGCTACGCCGGCACGGCGCTGCTGCGCCAGGAGCTGCTGGGCGAGCTCGTCGAGAACCCGGCCGGCGCGCTGTGGCGGCGCGACTACATCGAGGCTGGCCGCGTCGCGCAGGCGCCGGAATTGACCCGGATCGTCGTCGCGCTCGATCCGCCGGTGACGGCGAACGCTTCGTCGGATGCGTGCGGCATCGTCGTGGCGGGACGCGGGATCGACGGTCGCGCCTACGTGCTCGCCGACCGCACCATCCAGGGCCGCGCGCCGGAGGTCTGGGCGCGGGCCGCGGTGGCCGCCTATCGCGACGCGAATGCCGATTGCCTCGTCGCCGAGGTCAACCAGGGCGGCGATCTCGTCGTCCTCGTCTTGAAGCAGATCGACGACGCCGTGCCGGTGCGCAAGGTGCGTGCGACGCGGGGCAAATGGCTCAGAGCCGAGCCGGTGGCCGCGCTCTACGCCGAGGGCCGCGTCTCGCACGTCGGCCGCTTCGACGAGTTGGAAGCGCAGATGCTCGGCTTCGGCGCCGACGGTCTCTACCAGGGCCGCTCGCCGGACCGCCTCGACGCGCTGGTCTGGGCGTTGACCGAATTGATGCTCGAAAGCAGCGGCCGGCCGGCGGTCAGGCAGCTGTAAATCCACTTCTCCCTCTCCCCGTCCTTACGGGGAGAGGGGCGGGGTGAGGGGCGGCCACGCGCACAACGCACGTCCTCGACACGAGCGACGTCGCCCAGCTTCCGCCCCTCACCCTAACCCTCTCCCCATTGCCGGGTGCAGAGGCAATGGGGAGAGGGGATCTAAAGCAAAGGAAACTCGCATGACGCTTCTCGCAGACGTTCTGCAGCGGCTGTTGCCGGCGCGCGGCTCGGCTCGTCCAGACGAGACGAAGCGCAGCGCCACCGCGCGGCTCGTGCGCGTCGAGATGCTGGGCGAGCCGGTGTGGTCCCCTCGCGACTATGGTGCCTTCGCGCGCGAAGGCTTCATGAAGAACGCCATTCTCTATCGCAGCGTGCGCATGATCGCGGAGGCGGCGGCGTCGATCCCGCTCTTGCTCTACGAGCGCGGCGGTTTCGAGCTCGAGGAGCATCCGCTTCTCGATCTGATGCGCTGCCCAAGCCACGACCAGACCGGCACCGACTTCCTCGAGAGCTGGTACGGCTACCTGCTCGTCGCCGGCAATGCCTACGTCGAGGCGGTGGCGCTCGACGGGCAAGTGCGCGAGCTGCACGCGCTGCGCCCCGACCGCATGAAGGTGATCCCCGGTCCCGACGGCTGGCCGTCAGGCTACGAGTATACCGCCGACGGCCGCTCGGTGACGTTCGAGCATGAGCCGGTGCCGGGCGTGCGTCCGATCCTGCACATGCGCCTGTTCCATCCCGTCAACGATCACTATGGGCTGAGCCCGATCGAGGCGGCGGCGACGGCAATCGACATTCACAACGCCGCTTCGAGCTGGAACAAGGCGCTGCTCGACAACGCGGCGCGGCCCTCCGGCGCGCTCGTCTACGGCAAGGGCGGCGAGCACATGACGGCCGACCAGTTCGATCGGCTGAAGGGCGAATTGGAAGCCTCGTTCCAGGGCGCGAAGAACGCCGGCCGGCCGCTGCTGCTCGAAGGCGGGCTCGACTGGAAGCCGCTGTCGCTGACGCCCAAGGACATGGACTTCATCGAGGCGCGCAACATGGCCGCGCGCGAGATCGCGCTGGCGCTCGGCGTGCCGCCGATGCTGCTCGGCATCCCCGGCGACAACACCTATTCGAACTACCAGGAGGCGCAGCGCGCGTTCTGGCGCCAGACGGTGCTGCCGCTGGTGACGCGCACCTGCCGCTCGCTGTCGGCGTGGCTGTCGCCGGCGTTCCTGCCGATGTCCGCCTCCGGCAACGGGAGCGGCGGGCTGGAATTGCGCCCCGACCTCGACCAGATCGACGCGCTGTCGTCCGAGCGCGACGCGCTGTGGACCAGGCTGGAGAAGGCGACGTTCCTCACGGCCAACGAGAAGCGCGTGGAAGCCGGCTACGACCCGATCACCGGCGGCGACGAGTTGAAGTTCAGGGCCGACGCTTTGCCGGCGCTTCGGATGCCCACTCCGCATCCGCGCCAGGACGCCCCGAAATTCAATCCCGGCCAGCCGCGCGTTCCCGCCGGCAACCCCGACGGCGGCCAATGGACCAACGCCGACGGCTCGCAGGACGCTGGCGATGGCGGGGACGGCGCTCCCTACGGCACCACGCCCGACGGCACGCCCGTCGACGAGGCAAACAGACGCGTCAGCCGAACGCCGCCGACGTCCGGGCAAGCGGTGCGCCTGGACAACGCCGTGCGTGAAGCCCGGGTCGCCATCCAGCAGGTTCAGGAACGCGATCCAACGTGGAGGCCCACGCAACAGCTGACCAATCCCGACAACACTGAGGGCTACATCGCCGCTCATGAGGCCGTCGCCGCGGAAGCCCGGGCGAGATTAAATGAACTACTGCGCGATGCGATACCGAACACAAACCCGGATTGGGGCGTGAACCGGCTTCGCAAGGAGTTGAATGACAGAGGGTTCGTGTTCGAAACGCCAACGGATGCTCCTGGCTTGCTCTATCGCAATCAGGCGACAGGAGAGCAGGTGCGGATTATGGAGCGCCCAGCAGGCGAGCCGCGACGGAGCGATCCGGTGCAGAAGTACCTGAACGCCTACTATTACCGATACCAGCCAGGTGATGATATGCGGTGGGGCACGCACATCACTATTCCGAACAAGAACTAGTTGAACATCGATGGGGAGCAACATGGCTCAACTGAGCGAGATCGCCCAACGAGCTCTCTCTGAGCTTGAGGAAGCTGGCGAGGAGAATATTCCTACGCTGCTGAATACAGTGACAGAAAGGACTGGTGCGCCCGGCGAGCTGCTTGCGGTTCAGGACGCACTAAGGTCTCTGATCAACGCAGGGTTCGCCGCTATGGCGGTCGAGCGTGATGTCAAATCGCGGCGCTGGAAACGGATGAACGAACGCGAGTCGCTGGCGCTCATCGATCGTAGCCCGGATTGGCTTTCCTTCAGAGCCAGCGATTGCCACTGGACCGACAGGCGCATGAAAGGCCCTCCTTTCACTTTCGAGTCGCCTCACGTGCTGGCAACCGCCGAGGGCTATGCGCGCGGCCGTAAGATCCTCGATGAAAGAGGCTATCAGTGGTGGCGACACGATAAGTAGGCGGCGGCGCGCGAGATCGCGGGGCGTGCGGAGCACGGCTTCGCCGTGACCCATCGGCGTGCCGCCGTCGATGCGTAGCATCGCTCCGCGATGATGCTGCTCGGCATCCCCGGCGACAACACCTATTCCAACTACCAGGAGGCGCGAACCGCGCGTTCTGGCGCCAGGTCGTGCCGGAGGCGCGCCCATGATTGGGCTGCCGCTGGTGGCGCGGACCTGCCGCTCGCTGTCGGCGTGGCTCGCCCCGGCATTCCTGCCTTTGTCCGCCTCCGGCGGAGGCAGCGGCGGATTGGAATTGCGCCCCGACCTCGACCAGGTCGACGCGCTCTCGTCCGAGCGCGACGCGTCCTGCCGAAGGCAGGCAGGCAGAGAGTGGACGCGTCTGGAGAAGGCGACGTTCCTCACGGCGAACGAGAAGCGGACGCAGGCCGGCTACGACCCGATCACCGGCGGCGACGAGCTGAAGTTTTCGGATCCGGATCGGCTCGCCGCGAAGTTCCGTCCCGATCAACCGCGCGTGCCGGCCGGAACCCCCGACGGCGGCCAATGGACCAACGCCGACGGCTCGCAGGATATCGGTTATATCGGCGACATTGCTGACTTTACTCTGGTCATTCCCTCGGATTCGGGGGCTGGCACAGATGCGAACGCCGACCCGACGCCGACCCCCCCGATCGGCGGCGCCGACGTGCCCTACGGCACCACGCAGGATGGTACACCGGTCGATGCGGCGCAGGCTCGCAGGACCAATCGAACGCCCCCTACGTCGGGACAATCGGTGCGATTGGACAACTCCGTCCGTGAAGCAAGGCTCGCCGTCCAGCAAGTTCAACAGCGCGATCCGAGCTGGCAGCCGACCCGGCAGCTGACCGATCCCGAGAACACCGAAGGCTTCATCGCCGCCCAAGAGGCCGTCGCCGCCGAAGCGCGCGCCCGCTTGAGCGAGTTGCTGCGCGATGCGATACCGAACACGAACCCCGATTGGGGCGTGAACCGGTTGACGAAGGAGCTTCGCAACCAGGGCTTCCTGTATGGCGGCTCGACCAGAGATCCTGGGCAGATGTTCACAAATCCTGGAACGACTGCTCAAGTCCGCATCATGGAGCGACCGGGAAGTGGGCCTTCCAGGACGGAGTCCCTCCAAAAGTCTCTCAATGGCTATTACTACAGATATAGGTCTTCCAACGACCAGCGATGGGGTGATCCTATAACGATCCCCGACAAGCACTGAGGGAGGTGACATGATCGATCTGACCGAGCTTGAAATGCGGATTCTCGCCGAACTCGAGGAGGCAGGGGAAGAGAATGCCGCTGCGTTGCTCAATACGATTATTCGGCCCACCGGCGACGATTCCGAGATCAGCGACCTGCAGCGTGCACTCCAGAGGCTAATCACGGGCGATCTTGTTCGCATAGCAACTGACGTGGATGCATCTGGTCGCTTGGTCGATTTGTCTCAGAGACAATCACTCGAAGTGGCGAACATCCTGCGAAGCAAGTTGGCGTTCGACAGCACTCGCAAGCTCTGGACGAGTGCTCAGAAGTCAGATCGTAGCAACGGACGCTCACTGCCGCAGGTCGTCAATACGCTGCTGGGCAAGGAACGGGGAAGGGAGCTGATAAACCTACGGGGGTGGGAGTGGTATAAGCGCTCTTGAACTAAGCGAAGTGGGAGAAGGCGACGTTCCTCACCGCCAACGAGAAGCGCGTCATCGCGGAAGCGATGCGTTCCGCATCGACGGCCGGCTACGACCCGATCCGACCTCGCCGAATGGATTCGCGGTAATCAGCGCATATCCGCGCAACGTCGACTGAGAAGAATAGCAGACGCCGAATGACATCAGGCCTCCGGCTCATCGCGAGCCGCGGAGGCCTTTTCTTTTGCCAACGAAGGAACGGGCCAAACGCATGAACGAGGTGAAGTTCACCGCGCTCGACTTGAAGCGCGTCGACAGGACCGGCGTGTTCGCGGGCTATGCCAGCCTGTTCGACGTCGCCGATCTCGGGCGCGACGTGATCGCGCCGGGCGCCTTCCGCGACACGCTGAAATCGCGCGGGGCCGCCGGCATCAAGATGCTGTTCCAGCACGATCCGGCGCAGCCGATCGGACTGTGGACGACCATCAAGGAGGACGCACGCGGGCTCTACGTCGAGGGGCGGCTGCTCACCGACGTCGCCAACGCCCGCGAGGTGGCGAGCCTGATGCGCGCCGGCGTGCTCGATGGATTGTCGATCGGCTTCCGCGCGCTGAAGTCGCGGCGCGACAAGCGCACCGGCATCCGCCGCATCGAGGCCGTCGACCTCTGGGAGATCTCCGTCGTCACCTTCCCGATGCAGCCGGACGCACGCGTCACCGCGCCGCCGCAGGCCGCCTCGGCGGAGCCGCCGTTCGCGGCGAGAGCGCCGACGGAGCGGGAATTCGAGCGCTGGCTCACGCGGGACGCTGGGCTGACGCGCAACGAGGCCAGGGCGGTAATCCGCTCCGGCCTCAAGGGGCTCGATGCCTTGCGGGACGCGGGCGCGGGCGACAGCGACGAGGCGCGGCTCATACGGTCGATCGACCGGGCGGCGGACCTCGTGCGCACCAGCATCGGCAGACAAGGATGAGCGACACCATGAGCGACACCACATTCGAGACCAAGGTGACGGGGCGCAGCGCCACGACCGCCTTCGACGACTTCCGGGAGGTCTTCCTGGCCTTCAGGGAGGAAAACGACCGCCGCATCGCCGAGATCGAGGCGAAGGGCGCCGCCGACGTGATCACGGCCGAGAAGGTCGACCGCCTCAACGCGCGGCTCGACGAGATGCAGCTGAAGCAGCAGCGGCCGCAGCTTTCCGTGAAGGACGGCGCGGCCTCGCGGGCGATCCGCAATCCGCAGCACGCCACCGCCTTCGAGGGCTACGTGCGCAAGGGCGAGGTCGGCAGCCTGCGCGCCATCGAGAGCAAGGCGCTGTCGGTCGGCTCCGATCCCGACGGCGGCTTCCTGGTGCCCGCCGAGACCGAGCACGCGATCAACCGCTCGCTGCGCGCCATCTCGCCGATCCGCGCCATCGCCGGCGTGCAGGCGGTGTCGGGCACCGTCTACAAGCGGCCGTTCGCGATCTCGGGCGCGGCCACCGGCTGGATCGGCGAGACGGCCGCGCGGCCGCAGACGGCGACGCCGACGCTCGCCGATCTCGCCTTCCCGACCATGGAGCTCTATGCCATGCCGGCGGCGACCTCGAGCCTGCTCGACGACAGCGCCGTCGACATCGACGCGTGGCTCGCCGAGGAGGTGCGCATCGCCTTCGCCGAGCAGGAGGGCGCCGCCTTCGTCAACGGCGACGGCATCAACAAGCCGAAGGGCTTCCTCGCCTACGACACGATCGCCAACGCGTCGTGGGAGTGGGGCAAGCTCGGCTTCATCGCGTCGGGCGCCGCGGGTGCGCTGCCGGCGAGCAACCCGGGCGACAAGCTGATCGACCTCGTCTACGCCGTGAAGGCCGGCTATCGCGCCAATGCCTCGTTCGTCATGAACCGCTCGACCTTGAGCGTTCTGCGCAAGCTGAAGGACGGACAGGGTAACTATCTCTGGCAGCCGGCCAACGCGCCGGGCGAGGCCTCGACGCTGATGGGCTTCGCGGTCGCCGAGAGCGAGGACATGCCCGACATCGCGGCCGGCAGCGCGGCGATCGCCTTCGGCGACTTCTCGCGCGGCTACCTGATCGTCGACCGCGTCGGCATCCGCGTGCTGCGCGATCCCTACAGCGCGAAACCCTACGTGTTGTTCTACACGACCAAGCGCGTCGGCGGCGGCGTGCAGGATTTCGCGGCGATCAAGCTGATGAAGTTCCAGGCGTAACAGCGCGGGGCGCCAAAGCGGCGCTAACACAGTGACCACGGCGGACGGGCGCCTCCTCTCCCGTCCGGCCACACTGGCGCGGGAAAGCGCTTCACGTTCACGCGATGCTCGCGATCATGAGCACAACAGCGACGCGCATGTGAGCGTTTCCCGCGCCCTTTCTTTCTCGACCCTCGGGCGCGACGGCTGCCCCCCCCCCAGCCCTCGCCCGACAGCAGGATCGCGGTCTCCTCCCCCCCGGGGCCGCGGTCCTGCCCCCCTTCGCATCCAGATCAGCAACAGCAGCGAGACACGCGATGGCCCTCGTATTGACGAGCGGGCCCGCGACGGAGCCGGTGACGGTCGCCGAAGCGAAGGCCCATCTGCGCATCGACCACGACAGCGAGGACGTGCTGATCGGCAGCCTCGTGCTGACCTCGCGGCTGCACATCGAGGCGGCGCTCGGCATGGCGCTGCTGTCGCAAACGTGGAAGCTGGCGCTCGACCGCTTTCCGGCGGACGGCATCATCGCGCTGCCGCTATCGCCGGTCGCCAGCGTCGCATCCGTGCGCGTACTGTCGGCCGACAACTCGGCGCTGACGCTCGATGCTTCCGCCTACGAGGTCGATGCCGCCAGCCGGCCGGCGCGCGTCGTGCGCGGCGCGGGCGCCTACTGGCCGCCGCCCGGCAAGCGGGCGAACGGCGTCGAGGTCGTGTTCACCGCCGGCTTCGGTACGGCGGCCGCCGACGTTCCCGCGCCGATCCGGCAGGCGCTACTGCTGCTCGTCGCGCACTGGTACGAGCACCGCGATCCCATCGAGATCGGCGCATCAGAGACGCGCGTGCCGGCGACGGTGTCGGCGCTGCTCGAGCCCTACAAGGTGAAGCGCCTATGACAGAGCCCCGCATCGGCGACCTGCGCCATCACATTCGTCTCGAGGAGCCCGTCGCTTTGCCCGACGGCGGCGGCGGCGCCTCGGTCTCCTATTCGCTCGTCGCCGAGATCTGGGCCGAGGTGCGTCCGCGCGATGGCCGCGAAGCCGGCAACGGCGACGGCGTGGCGGCGAGCCAGACGCACGAGGTGTGGATGCGGTGGCGGCCCGGCGTCACGAGCGAGATGCGCTTCGTGCTGGGCACGCGCGTGCTGGACATCCACAGCGTCGTCGACACCGGCGAGCGGCGGCGCTGGCTGAAATGCCTGGCGACGGAGCGGCGGCCATGAAGATCGCAATTCACATCGACGGCACCGGCACGGGCGCCTCGTCGACCCGGATCGCGATGCTGCAAGCGCGGCTGCTCGGGACCATTCGGCAGCGCCTCGCCGCCGAGGCGGCGCGCGACGATCAGCAGCCGCAGCCGCGCAAAGCGAGGTAGTCATGGCGAGTGCCAGTTTTGCATTGCAGACAGCGGTCTTCGCCGCTCTGCAAGCCGACGCGGGCGTGCGGGCGCTGCTTGCCTCCGATCGCATTCTCGACCATGTGCCGCAGACCGCGCGCTTTCCCTACGTATCGCTCGGCCAGTCCAGCGAGCGCGACTGGAGCACCGGCACCGAGGACGGACGCGAGCACATCCTGACGCTGCACGTCTGGTCGCGCGCGGCGGGAAAGCGCGAGGCGCACGAGATCATGGGTGCGATCCGCGATTGCCTGCACGAGCGCGCGCTGACGCTCGGCGGCTGGCGGCTGGTCAGCCTGCGTCACGAGTTCTCCGACGCGCGGCGCGATGGCGACGGCGAGACGATCCATGGCCTGGTGCGCCTCCGCGCCCTGACCGAGCCGGTGTGAATCTCCCTCTCCCCTCGCGGGGAGAGGGTCATGGCCGAGCCATGCTTCCAGCATGGGGTGAGAGGCGGCAGCTTGCTCCGGAATTTGTGGCTGCCCCTCACCCTAGCCCTCTCGCCATGAAGGATGGGGAGAGGGGATGCGACGAGACAGGCCCCGCGCCGCGCGTGCCCGCTGCTCCTGGCGGCGTTTCACTTCACGGGCGGCGCGGGGCCATTGGCATTCGAAGGCGACAGGAAAGGCACTGCCCATGGCGGCACAGAAAGGCAAGGACCTGCTTCTCAAGGTCGACAGCGACGGCAGCGGCGCGTTCACGACGATCGCCGGCCTGCGCTCGCGCTCGGTGACGTTCAACGCCGAGACGGTGGACGTGACGAACGCGGAATCCGCCGGGCAGTGGCGCGAGCTGCTCGAGGGCGCCGGCGTCAGGCACGCGCGCATCACCGGCGCCGGCATCTTCAAGGACGCCGCCTCCGACGCGACGATCCGCGCCTACGTCTTCAACGGCACGGTCAGGCCGTGGCGCGTCGTCATCCCCGACTTCGGCACGGTCGAGGGGCCGTTCCAGATCACCTCGTTCGAGCTGTCCGGGAAGCACGACGGCGAGGTCGCCTTCGACGTCACGCTGGAGAGCGGCGGCGAGCTCAACTTCGCGGCGGCTTGAGGTGACGAGCATGGCCAACAGGCACCGCGGCGAGATCGAGGCGCGGCTCGACGGCAAGACCTTCCGGCTCGCCCTGACGCTCGGCGCGCTGGCGGAATTGGAGCACGCGTTCGGCGACGCCGACATGCTGGCGCTGGCCGCGCGCTTCGAGGCGGGGCGGCTTTCGGCGCGCGATTGCGTCGCAGTGATCGCGGCCGGCCTGCGCGGCGCCGGCTACGAGATCACGGACGGCGAGGTCGCGGCGATGCGCTCGGAGGCAGGCGCGGCCGGCTATGTCGATGTCGTCGCGCGGCTGTTGCAGGCGACGTTCGGCGGCGGCGCGGCGAGCGACGGCGGAACGGGCGGGGAGGGCCCGCGCGGCCCTTTCCCTGGGACGAGGTGATGGCGCTCGGCCTCGGCGCGCTCGGAATTGCACCCGCCGTCTTCTGGGCGATGACGCCGCGCGAGCTCGACTGCGCGCTTGCCGGCCGGATGGGCGGACGCGCCGCCGTCGCCGCCGGCTGTCCGCCCGACAAGCGCGCGCTCGCCGACCTGATGCGGCGCTTTCCCGACGCATAGCGGAGCAACCATGAACGACAGCAACACCGATTTCGAGACGTGGACGGTCAGGGTCGTGGCCGACACGACGGGCTTCCAGGAGAGCCTCAAGGCGGCGGCGGGACACGGGCGGCAGTTCTCCTCCGCCCTCGTCACCGCCTTCGACGGCGTCGCGGTGAAGGGCAAAGGTCTCGGCGACGTCATGAAGTCGCTCGCGCTCTCGCTCTCCGACATGGTGCTGAAGGCGGCCTTCAAGCCGCTCGACCAGGGCTTCAATGCGCTGCTGTCCGGCCTCTTCAGCGGCGGCGGCGGCGCCTCCGCGCAAGGCTATGCCAAGGGCGGCGTGCTCTCGCAAGGGCTGCCGGTGCCGTTCGCCTCCGGCGGCATCATCCAGAGCCCGATCACGTTCCCGCTCGGCAACGGCCGCACGGGGCTGGCGGGCGAAGCCGGCCCCGAGGCGATCCTGCCGCTGACGCGCGGGTCCGACGGCCGGCTCGGCATCGCGGCGCAAGGCGGCGGCGCGGGGCTGTCCGTAACGTTCAACGTGGTGGCGAGCGACGCGGAGAGCTTCCGCCGCTCGGAGTCGCAGGTGTCGGCCATGCTGGCGCGCGCAGTGAGCCTCGGCCAGCGCAATCTCTGATCGGGTAGGCACGCACATGAGCTTCCACGAGATACGCTTTCCCTCCGCGATCTCGCGCAACGCGCAAGGCGGGCCCGAGCGGCGCACCGACGTCGTCGTGCTCGGCTCCGGCTTCGAGGAGCGCAACAGCCGCTGGGCGGATTCGCGGCGCGTCTACAACGCCGGATACGGCGTGCGCTCGCTCGACGATCTTCATGCGGTGATCGCGTTCTTCGAGGAGCGGCGTGGCCGGCTCTACGGCTTCCGCTGGAAGGATCACCTCGACTGGAAGTCGTGCGGCCCAGGCGGGATGCCCTCCGCGCTCGACCAGCCGATCGGAACGGGCGACGGCCTGCAGGCGACGTTCCAGCTCGTCAAGACGTATGGCGGCGCATATGCGCCGTGGACGCGGACGATCCGAAAGCCGGTGGCGGGAACGGTCGAGCTGGCGGTGGCCGGCGTCGTCCAGACGGAAGGCACGGCCTTCGCGGTCGACGCGGCGACGGGCGTCGCGACGTTTCTTGCCGGGCACATTCCGCCGGCAGGCGCTGTGGTGACGGCGGGGTACGAGTTCGACGTGCCGGTGCGCTTCGATACCGACAAGCTGGAGGTCAGCCTCACCGGCTTCCAGCACGGCGCCATTCCGTCGATCCCGATCGTCGAGGTGCGGCTATGAAGCAGATCCCGCCCGCGCTGCAGGTGCATCTCGACGGCGGCGCGACGACGCTCGCCTGGTGCTGGCGGCTGACGCGGGCCGACGGCACCCGGCTCGGCTTCACCGATCACGACCGCGACATCGCCTTCGACGGTACGACGTTCGAGGCGGCAGCCGGCTTCACCGCGAGCGAGATCAAGGATGCGGTCGGCCTCTCCGTCGACAACCTCGAGGTGACGAGCGCGCTTTCGTCGGGCCGGCTCGCCGAGGCGGACCTCGCGGCCGGGCTTTACGACGACGCCCGCGTCGAGATCTTCCGCGTCAACTGGGCCGCGCCGGAGCAACGCGTGCTGATGCGCACCGGCAGCATCGGCGAGGTGAAGCGCGCGGGCGCGATGTTCTCGGCCGAGGTGCGCGGGCTCACGCACTATCTGCAGCAGCCGAAAGGGCGGCTCTTCCAATATACCTGCGATGCGACGCTGGGCGACGCGCGCTGCGGCATCGCGCTCGCCGGCCCGGCCTACACGGCGGCGGGTGTTGTCGGCGTGGTGCAAAGCGCGCGGCGCTTCACGGCGGCGGGACTGTCTGCCTATGCCGACCAGTGGTTCACGCGCGGGCTCGTCACCTTCACCTCCGGCGCGGCGAACGGCCAGCGCATCGAGGTCAAGGGCCATTGGGTGAGCGGGCCGACGGTCGCAATCGAGCTGTGGGCGCCGGCGCGGCTGCCGTTGCAGGCCGGGCAGACGTTCGCCATCAGCGCCGGCTGCGACAAGCATATCGATACCTGCACGGCGAAGTTCGCCAACGCCGTCAATTTCCGCGGCTTCCCGCTGATGCCCGGCAACGACTTCGTCGCGCGCAGCGCCAGCCGCGGCTGAGCGCAATCGGGATTTGCACATGAGATATGCGGACGAGATCGTGGCCATCGCGCGCGGCTGGATCGGCACGCCGTATCATCACCAGGCGAGCGTGCGCGGCGCCGGCACGGACTGCCTCGGGCTGGTGCGCGGCGTCTGGCGCGAGCTTTACGGAAGCGATGCGGAAGCCCCGCCGGCCTACTCGCGCGACTGGGCGGAAGCGAGCGGCGCCGAGACCATGCTGCAAGCCGCCGGCCGCCACATGATCGCGATCGATCCGAGAGAGGCGTGCGCGGGCGACGTGCTGATCTTCCGGCTGCGCGCCGGCTTCGTCGCCAAGCACGCCGGGCTGATGAGCGGCCCCGACACCATGATCCACGCCATCGAGGGCGCGCCGGTGGCCGAGGTGCCGCTCGGGTCCTGGTGGCGGCGGCGCATCGCCGGTGCGTTCCGCTTTCCGGAGAAGGAAGCCTGATGGCCACACTCGCTCTCGCCGCCGCCGGTGCCGCCGCCGGCAGCGCCATGCTGCCTGCCGGCATCTCGGTGCTCGGCGCAACGATATCGGGCGCGACCATCGGCAGCCAGATCGGCGCGCTCGCCGGCCGCGCCATCGATGCGTCGCTGTTTGCCTCCTCCGGCCAGTCGCGCAACTTCGAGGGACCGCGGCTGCGCGACCTGCACGTCACGGCGTCGAGCGAGGGCGCGGCCATCCCGCGCGTCTACGGGCGCGCCCGTCTCGGCGGGCAGGTGATCTGGGCGACCGACTTCGAGGAGGAGGCGGTCAGCTCGACGTCGAGCAGCGGCGGCTCCGGCAAGGGCGGCGGCGGTGGCGGCGGCGCCACGACGACGAGCACCGAATACCGCTACTACGCCAATTTTGCGGTCGCCCTCTGCGAGGGCGAGATCTCCGGTCTCGGCCGCGTCTGGGCCGACGGCAGCGAGCTGGACCTCGGACAGCTGAGCTATCGGCTCTACACGGGCAGCGAGACACAGGCGCCCGACAGCCTCGTCGTCGCGCATGCGGGCGCCGGCAACGCTCCGGCATTCCGTGGGCTCGCCTACATCGTCTTCGAGCGCCTGGCGCTGGCGCCGTTCGGCAATCGCCTGCCGCAGCTCTCCTTCGAGGTGCACCGGCCGGTCGAGACCTTCTCCAGCCGCATCCGCGGCGTCGTGCTGATCCCGGGGTCGGGCGAGTTCGCGCTGCAGCCGTCGCCGGTCAGCCACGTCTTCGCCGGCGGCGTGTCGGAAGCGGAGAACGTGCACACGCGCCAGGGCGGCAGCGACTGGAGCGTGGCGCTCGATCAGCTGCAGGCCGAGCTGCCGGGCGTCTCGTCCGTCTCGCTGGTGACGAGCTGGTTCGGCACGGATCTGCGCGCAGGAAATTGCCAGCTGATGCCCGGCGTCGAGCTCAGCGACAAGAAGACGAGCCCCGAGACCTGGACCGTCGCGGGGCTGACGCGGGCGAGCGCGCATCTCGTCAGCCAGAAGGACGGCCGGCCAGCCTACGGCGGCACGCCGTCGGACGCGAGCGTCGTCGCCGCCATCCGCGATCTCCAGGCGCGCGGGCTTTCCGTCACGCTGAACCCGTTCGTGATGATGGACATCGCGAGCTCCAACGCGCTGCCGAGCCCGTATGGCGGCGCGAGCCAGCCGGCCTATCCCTGGCGCGGCCGCATCACGGTGCATCCGGCGAGCGGCCAGCCCGGCACCTCCGACAAGACGGCGGCGGCCGCGGCGCAGATCGCGGCATTCCTGGGCAGCGCGCAGCCGTCGCACTTCTCCCTTTCCGGCGATCATGTCGTCTACACCGGTCCGGCCGAGTGGTCGTACCGGCGCATGATCCTGCACTATGCCTTTCTCGCGAAGGCGGCCGGCAACGTGGATGCGTTCCTGATCGGCTCCGAGCTGCGCGGCCTGACGACGGCGCGCTCGGATGCCTCGAGCTATCCGTTCGTCGCCGGCCTCATCCAGCTCGCAAGCGACGTGAAAGCCGTGCTCGGGCCGGCGACCAAGGTCGTCTACGCCGCCGACTGGTCGGAATACTCCGGGCATCAGCCGGCCGACAGCAGCGGCGACGTCTATTTCCACCTCGATCCGCTGTGGGCTTCGGCGAGCATCGACGCCATCGGCATCGATCTCTACTGGCCGCTGTCGGACTGGCGCGACGGCGCGAGCCACCGCGACGCGCTCGACGGCGTGCGCTCGCCCTACGACATCGCCTACCTGAAACGCAACGTCGCCGGCGGCGAGGGCTACGACTGGTACTATGCGAGCGCGGCCGACCGCGATGCGCAGGCGCGCACGCCGATCACCGACGGCGCCGGCAAGCCATGGGTGTTCCGCTACAAGGACCTGAGGTCCTGGTGGCAAAACGCGCACTACGACCGGCCCGCCGGCACCGAGAGCGCGACGCCGACCGCCTGGGTGGCGCAGTCGAAGCCGTTCTGGCTGATGGAGACCGGCTGCCCGGCGGTCGACAAGGGCGCCAACCAGCCCAACGTGTTCGTCGATCCGAAAAGCGTCGAATCGGCGCTGCCGTACTACTCGCGCGGCACGCGCGACGATCTCGTCCAGCGCTCGTACCTGCGCGCGCTGATCGAGAGCTTCGATCCGGCGGCGCCCGGCTTCGCCGATGCGGCGAACCCGGTGTCCGCCGTCTACGGCGGCCGCATGGTCGCGAGCGAGCGCATTCACGTCTACTGCTGGGATGCGCGGCCCTATCCGGCGTTTCCCTACGACACTGAGGCGTGGGGCGACGGGCCGAACTGGCGGCTCGGGCACTGGATCACGGGACGCATGGGCGCGGCGCCGCTCGCCGAGACGGTGGCCAGGATCCTCGGCGACTACGAGTTCGCCGATCACGAGACGGGCGGCCTCTCCGGCACGCTCGACGGCTACGTCATCGATCGCATCATGAGCCCGCGCGAGGCTCTGCAATCGCTCGAGCTGGCGTTCTTCTTCGACAGCCTGGAGACGGGAGCGCGCGTCGTCTTCCGGCAGCGCGGAGCCGAGCCGCCGGCGGCCGTGCTGGCGGTCGACGATCTCGTCGAGACGAAGCCGGATGAGGCACTGCTGGCCCTGACGCGGGCGCAGGAGACCGAGCTGCCGGCGTCGGCGAAGATCAGGTTCGTCTCGGCGAGCGGCGACTACGCGGAGGCCGTGGCGGAGGCGCGGCGGCTGGCGGGTGCGAGCGGACGCGTCGCGCAGGCCGATCTCCCCATCGTCATGGAGCCGGAGGCGGCGGCACGCATCGCCGATACGTGGCTGTTCGAGACCTGGGCGGCGCGCGAGACGGCGAGCTTCACCCTGCCGCCGAGCCTCATCGCGCTTGAGCCCGGCGACGCCGTCGAGATCGAGACCGGCGCCGGCAACCGCCTGCTGCGCATCACCGACATCGGCGACCACGGCGCCCGCGACGTCGGCGCGCGCGGGCTCGACGCCGACGTATACGGTGCGCCGCCGGCGCCGTTCCGCCCCGGCAAGTCCGGCGACGGCGCGGCGATCGGCGCGCCCTGGGTCGAGCTTATCGATCTGCCGCTCATCGGCGACGAGCAGCCGGCGCAGGCGGGTTGGGCGGCGGCCGTGCAAGCGCCCTGGCCGGGCGGCGTCGCCGTCTATGCTTCGCCGGAGACGACGGGCTTTGTGCTGCGCGGGCTGGCGAGCGCTCCGGCGGTGATCGGCACGACGCTCGATCCGCTGTTCCCGGGCGCGGTGTCGCGCTTCGACCGGGCGACGCGGCTCGCGGTTTCCATCGCGACGGGCACGCTGACCTCGGTGAGCGAGCTGCAGCTGCTGTCGGGGCGCAACGCGGCGGCGATCCGCAACGCCGACGGCGAGTGGGAGGTCATCCAGTTCGCGACCGCCACGCTCGTCTCCGAAGGCGTTTACGAGCTGAGCGGCCTGCTGCGCGGGCAGGGCGGGACCGAGGGCGCCATGCGGGCTCCCGTGGCTGCAGGGGCGACCTTCGTGCTTCTCGACCAGGGCCTGGCGCGCCTCGACCTGAGCCTGGCGGAGATCGGACTGCCGCTGTCGTGGCGGTACGGTCCGTCGAACCGCGACATCGGCGACGCTTCCTATGCAACACAGACCCACGCGTTTACCGGGCTCGGCCTCAGGCCGCTGTCGCCGGTGCATGCGAAGGCCGTGCGTGCGGGCGGCGACGTCGGCTTGAGCTGGATCCGGCGCACGCGCATCGGCGGCGACAGCTGGGAGGCGGCCGAGGTGCCGCTCGGCGAGGAGAGCGAACGCTACGAGGTCGACATCCTGGACGGGAGCGGCGCCGTCAAGCGGACGCTGTCCACCACCGCACCCGCCGCGACCTACACCAGCGCTGAGCAGATCGCCGACTTCGGGGCCACGCAGACGCAGCTGAGCGTGCGGATCGCGCAGGTCTCGGCCGTTCGCGGCCGCGGGCCGGCGCTGTCGGCGACGCTATAATCCAGGAGCAAAGCCATGGGCGACCAGCCGGCGTGGCTTGCCGCGGCGTGGCGCGAGCTCGGTACGCGCGAGACCGCGGGCGGCGGCGACAATCCGCGTATCCTCGCCTACTTCCGCGACGCCGGTCACGGCGGCATCACGCACGACTCGACGCCGTGGTGCGCGGCGTTTCTCGGCGCATGCCTGGAGCGCAGCGGACTAGCCAGCACGCGGTCGCTGCTGGCCCGCAGCTATCTCGATTACGCAGACGCGTGCGCGCCGCGCTATGGCGCCATCGCCGTCCTCAGCCGCGGCAGCGATCCGGCCGCGGGCCACGTTGGATTTCTGCTCGGCGCGACGGGGGAGAGCGTCGTCCTGCTCGGCGGCAATCAGGGCGATGCCGTCTCGGTCGCGTCGTTTCCGGCTGCCGACGTGCTCGCCTTCCGCTGGCCGAAGGCGGCGACGCAAGCCGACGCCGACGCGCCAGCCGTTGCGCCTCTCTTCGAAACCGCGCTCGCGCATGTGCTCGAGATGGAGGGCGGCTACGACGACGATCCGGCCGATCCGGGCGGGCCGACCAACCAGGGCCTGACACTGGCCGACCTCGCCGCGGCGCGCGGCGTGCCTCTCGACCAGAGCACGCGCGCCGGGCTGCTGGCCGCCTTGAAGGCGATCGCGCCCGCCGAGGTGCGGAGCATCTATCACGCGCTCTACTGGCTGCCGTCGTGTGCGGGCGAGCTGCCGGCGGCTCTCGCGTTGATGCACTTCGACACGGCCGTGAACCAGGGCGCCGGCACCGCGGCAAGGATGCTGCAGCAGGCGGTCGGCACGGACGCGGACGGCGAGATAGGCCCGCTGACGCTCGCCGCAGCGGCGCGAGCCGATCCGATGGCCGCGCTCGAGCGATACGCCGATCTGCGACGCCAGCGCTATCGCAGTCTTTCGGGCTTTGCGCGCTTCGGGCGCGGCTGGCTCAACCGCCTCGACGCCACGCTGGCGCGTGCCCGTCCGCTCGCTCCCCCAATCGACAAAAAGGAGAATGCTCCCATGGCCAGCAGCACCGCGACCCAGACGTCGGCCTCGCCCGCAACCGGTGCGGAATCGAAATGGTGGGGGCAGTCGATGACGATCTGGGGGACGCTGATCACGGCCGCGGCCACCGTCGCGCCCGTCGTCGGTCCGCTGATCGGCATCGACATCTCGGCCGACACCATCAAGCAGCTGGGCGGCCAGACGGCCGAGGTCGCGCGCGGGATCGCCGGACTGGTCGGCACGATTCTCGCCATCTACGGCCGCACGCGCGCCGTGCAGCCGCTGATGCGCCGCGAGGTGGCGCTGCGCCTCTGA